CCCATCTATGACAGGTTCTAGCGTTGTAAACACTGTCCTAAAGGAATTAGGTGTAATCGTGTTTGCCACGCCAAAGATTTGCAGGGTTTTCTCTAGTTGAGACCCACCTGGCTGGGTTGTAATAACTGTAATTGGATCAAAGAAATCTAGGTCTAGGGCAGCAAGTATGCCTGCATCGTAATTAGCGGTGTATAAATCCAGCTCGATGGCATCGCATCGGATGGTTGTCTCAGCTCTAGATGCCACATAAGCACGGGCATAATCCAGGGCTACCGCATCGGTCTGCATTAGGAGATCCTGCAGGTTATATGAATGGATAAAGTATTTGTCAATAGATGGCTGATTGATGGCTGTCTGTGGTGAGCCACCTGTACGGGTAATTTGGGCAGAGTTGAAGATTAAATCATCATCTAGTTTCCACATAGCATTGGCATAAGAGATACCAGTGCCATCATCGGCAAATAGCGTAGGTGTTGCACCTATTGATGCAGTAGCAGTTAGGCGATCTTTAAATACAAACGACCCTTCAAAATTGACAAAAATAGCGCCATACTCTGAGTCGGCTACAGTCTGCATAGCACCTAGAGAAGTGCGTGGTGTGCCTGGATCTGCCTGTAATGTAGTTTGACCCGCATCTATTTGACGTTGTGATGCTGGCCACGAGATTTCATCTAATATCTCATTGATACGTGTGCCTGATAAGTCGCCAGCACTAGCACCTGTAACTGTAGATATTTGTGCATTCTGGGCAAGCCTCATGGCATTTACAGCTTGTATAGTTGTATAAGCGACTTCTGTTGCATCTTTAGGCTGAGTGTTTACATAGGATGTAATAAAGCCTGAGAAAATTGGATACGTGTTGCCATTGTAATTAGCAGTTATCTGCACTTTCTTCATCGGTGTTAGTAGGCCGTAATAAGGCCCTGCAGCATTAGTAGGATTAAAATCGCCATTTTGATCTACGATGCGTAAAGTAAGTTGGCCAGTCTCAAATTGATCTGCTAAAGCGTTACGGCCTGTGGCTGTTTTAATTAAATTTACCCTGTCAGACACATCGACAATTACAGCTACAGAATCAGCCAGTACGTTTGTGCCTAATATTCCAATATCTAATTGCATAGCCTGTGCAGTAGCAGGCCCTGTGCTGAAGTTAATTACTGCATTGATTGTTGGTACAGCCATTATTGAATAGTTCCAGCTGGTACTAGCTTGTTGCCATATTTAAGATTTACTCTTACTAACTCGCCAATAGCAGACACCAATTTATCACTGCTAGCATTAGGATCCAGGGTTAATGTAGCTGTAGTTTGTGCAGTAGCAGCGGCAGTAGCAGCGGTCTGTGCGCCCATATTAGTTACGCCTTGTGGCAGTCTGGCAAACTCATCTGGTGCTATTTGATTACGGCCTCGACCAGTCATCTCACCTAAAGCATTAAACAAAGCTGGACCTAGATTGGCCACTGCTATTGCCGCTTTATTAGTAGAATCAGCAAGAGCTTTAGCGCCTAGTGCTGCGTCTAATTCAGCATTATATTTCTTAGCCAATGCTTCATTATTGTTTGCTATTGCGGTCAGGGCGTTTACTCTTAGTTTATCTTCTGCGCTTATGTTAAAGTTTAAGGCTGCTGCCAAACCAATACGTTCTAAATCAAACTTGTCTTTAAGTTTGTCTATCTCGGTGCGTGCCTTATTTGATGCGGTAATAATATTATATTCATCTTTTTTAGCTGTGGTTAATTTCTTTTGCAGTAACAAGTCTGCTCTAGGATTGCCTGCGCCATATTGAAAATTACCTTTAGCAAAATCTTTTTTGCGTAAACGTGCGCCACCCATTTCAAAGGTTGCATTAGGGTTTAATAATTGCAAGAAATCTATAACATTGCCAAATGCGTTGCCTATAGTTTCGGCTGATTTAACCATCTTTGTAGTAAAGGTATCTATGCTTGTATCACCGCTTAATGCTTTAAGCGCATCTAATAAACCTTTGCCTATTGCCTCTTTTGATTCATCTACAGCTACAGTTAATTTAGCCACATCGCCTGCGTAACCCTCTACGGCTGCGGCAGCTTGTCCTGCAAAGTTAGCGTTAAGTGTGCGTTGTATATCTAAGAATGATGCTGACTTTAATTGTGCCTTGCTAAGTCCTACGCCTAATCTACCTAGCGCAACACTGTCGCCCATATATGCTTTAGATAGGCTAGTAGTTACTGTGTTTAAGTCTTTGCCAGTACCCGCTGATACGTTTAAGGCTGTTTCAAATAAACTTTGTGCCTTAGACACATCTTTAGTAGCAATCAACAAACGCTGAAATCCTGGAATTAAGTTTTCATCTATAATGCCAAACTGCAGTGATAAGCCTTGTAAATATTTGTCTATGCCTGGCTGTTCAAACTCTAAGCCTAGGTTTTTAACTGTGGTACGTAATTTTGCTGCAGCCTTTTCGGATTCTACAAATGCGTTTACTGCATTCTTAGCAAAGGCTACAAAAGCTACGCCAGCAAAAACTTTAGTAAATGTCTTGCCTAATTTTTGTGTGGTTTTTTCAAAGTCAGTTAATTGTTTTTTACCCTTTGTAAGTGCCTTGCCATTAAAAGTGGCAATAGCCGAGACGACTACGTTGGCCATTATGCAACCTTCTTAATCTCTGTAGATTTATTAAACTGTATAGCTGTAGCATTTATAGCTTGAAGTATTGCATCGTAAACTTTAGAACTATCTTGCGCCCAAGCCTTAAATATAAGTCTGCCTTTAGTTTTCTTGCCACCGCCACGTATGCCTTTAATCTTAGGCTGTGATGTTAGGGATGGCATTGATGTTACAAATTGGTAGCCTGCAAACGGATTGTTAGATGCATACTCACGAGTAGATTTATTGTATGTATATTCTCTTGCTCTGCTTTTGCCTTCAAATCCTTGTACTGGTCCAAAGGTGGTGTTAGGTCGGCTTGGATCAATTTGCTGGAATGGCGCACGGCCTTGCGGATTGTTGCGACCAGCAGTTTCATATATGCGACCAGCTGCGCTTACGTTATACACATAATTGCTTACCTTGAAGCCATTTTTTTGTGTGCGATTTTCGCCTGCGTTATAGCCAATACCAGCCTTGACTGTATTTGCATCGTATTTAGGAAAAGGTCTGTAGTTTATTGTAGGGTTACTAGCTTTAGACCAACCAGACAACACGCTGCCGTTATCTGGTACAAACCCTTTAGCTTTAGCTGCTACGCCACGCATTAAAGGATCAATAGCAACCCTGATGCGCTGACGCATATCTTCATCAATAAAACTTAGGCCAGCAAGAACATCTTTAACGCCTACGACCTCTACTGGCATTTTTGATCTCCTTGGCTCTGTCTGTCAATACCTGAATTATTGCTAGATACATTTCGGTATCCATATCAATAAACTCTCTAGGCGGTATTCCAGTTTCTACTGCTAATTGAGCAATAGTGTAAGCAATAGAATCCCGCTCAGTTATTTTTTTTCTTCGTCTAATACCTCAACAGTATCTAGAGTGTCTATGAACTCTGATCCCCATAAAGGTATCTGTGCGCCAGCCCTGCGTAAGCATTCATAAGCCAGCCAGAATATTTCTGTTTGACGCTCATGCTCACGCAAGACCTTGCTAATTCCTGATCCGTACTTTAACTCGAAAGCGTACTCAACACCTGGTGTGATCTTGTGCTCTGATACTTCACCATTAGCCCTTGTTATCTTTAGCTTTGCCATTGTTACTCCTTAGTTAAAATGCCACCGATGGGGACACTGTTACTGCGGAGTTTACTGTAAAGGACAGACTTGATGTTGCAACCTCAGCCACGCCACCTTGACCGATTGGGGTCAGGTTATTTACCAAGATTGAGAATTGGTAAGTTGGGTTTGTAGCTGATACGGCAGTGCCTTTAACAGTGATTACTGATACTGCTAGGGTCTTGCCAAATGCTGCGCTAAGTGTCTCATTTACTGAAGCAGCTGCCCAGTCATTGATAAAATCTACGCTGAATGTTGCTGATTGTAGACCTGCAACAAACTTATGGGATGTATCGCCCATCGCTGTTACTTCTAACTCATCTACGATCTGGTTAATTACAGCGTTAGTTACGTAAGCGCTGATGTCGATGGAAGGTGTAGTTGGTGCCGCATTGGTAGCCAACTTAACACCTACGTTATTATTTAAATAGATTGCCATTGTTATTCCTCGTCTTTCTTAGTTTGTGCAGTTGGTTTTGGTGCGTTTGCTAATTGGCCTGTCTTCTTCAAGAAGGCTAAGTCTTCTTCGTGTGTGCTCATTTTAACTCCAGCTCGTTAGGATTGATACAGTTATTTCTGATGTTAATAAATCTCCACTAGCTGCATTAGTTATAGCTGGAGCGGAGACACTTGATATGTTGTAAACTAGGGTCGATGCCGCTAGTTTAGTTACTACTGCCACAATAAAATTTTCCATGCCTAGCAAGTTGCCTTGATTATCAAATGCAGGTGTGGTTATTAAAATCTTAAAATTAGCCAGGGGTGATATGCCTGTCTGGCTGTTATTGTTTGGCACAATATAAGGATCGCTAGGCGTTACTACTACGCTATTAGCAAGTAATGTTGCTGGCGGGAATGCAAAGGTAGACCATACTCCAGCGTTTGCTAAAGCAGTTGCTACTGTGCCACGTAAGGTACTTATTGCGGCCATTAGCCGACCAGTGAGTTAGGATTTGAATACGGCTGGATGAGGCCTCTGATTCTATTTATAAGTTGGTACCCCATCCTATAAGGACTTGCAGATACCCCATCCATACCTACCCCACCAGTCTGGCTGACTTGACGTGCTTGCCAGATATCTACAGCTACGATCATCGCAGCCTCTCTTATGGCAGGGGTCGCAGTGTAAGCCTGTGCTTTATGCTCTGGGCCAAGGGCTCGGCCGTATGGTTTAACAAAATGAAAGTTGTCATCCGCAGCTGTCTTTGCGTATTGAATAAAGCTGTAGCCGTTAGGGTATGAACTTAATGCGTATGTACTCCAAAACATTGTGCCGATTGAAGCGGGCACTGTAGTACCTGGGAATGATCCTGTTAATGTGTATGTGCCGTTATACGTTGCACCACAATGAGACACTGTTATTGATTGACCTGTAGTAAATATGCCAGGATTTGATAATACTAAAGTTGCTACGTTATTGCTGATAGATGAAGCCACTACTGGGGCATCGTTATGC